GATTGCCTTACGACGCTTCATAAGGTACTTATCACTCTTATCAGTATCACCATCATTATCAACATCAGAATCTTCTTTGCCGACAGGATCAAGTCTCTTTTCATCTAAATCTTCCTCCTTCACGCAGTTAGGAACAACCTTACCGCCCTTATTCTTAGTACCCTTTGCTTTATAACCATCCCAGCAAGTATCGGCACCAACGTTCTTGCGTGCCTGCTTCATGCTGCCTTCAAATAATTTACCTGAAGAAAGTTTAGCGACAGTAGCATCCATCAGTGATGATGAATACTCATCGGAAACCTCTTGCTTATTTTCTACTTCTCCGTAGCACTCTTTTCCAGCAATGCCCTCAGAGGATCGCTTAATTAAAGAATCCGAATAACTATCGTTGTACATTTCTTTATGGGTACTTTTTCTTTTATTTATAGATGTAGACCATTCAGGAGTCTTAGTTTTACCATACTGCTCTTTATCTTGACCGGGTGTAAGGTCCTGAAGATACTCTCTGGTCTCATCAGTTCCAAGTTCATGGACCTCGCTGATATCAGAAATCCAACTTCTAAAAGTCTTATGATCTTCACCTAAGCAAATAACATAGTTAGGTCCACGCCTAATAATAGTCCCCACTTGATCGTTTCCATTACGAACTTTCATTCCTTCAGGAAAGATTTCATCATTATAATACTGTTCACGAGTGTAAACCTTTGAGTATTCTGAAAAGTTATACATTAATAGTTAAATTCTATCAAACTATTTAGCTGAGCATAATATCTCTAATCTTATCCATAAGTTCTCTACAGTCTCTATCAGAAATAGTTCTAGGCATTCCTGCTCTAAATGAATTAAAGTCAGATTGAACTGCTGCTGCTCTCATCTTACTAGCAGACATACCCTCAGCACCATCAGCATCAGGATCTCTCTCACCAGCAGATACTACTTCCAAATTTCTAAATGTATATTCAATACCATTATACTTACTAATCATTTTATCATATGATTGTACACGATCTGATCCTGCTACTAGAACACAGTCATGATATGTTCCCTGTAATTGCTGTAATGCTTGAATAATAGTTTTAATGTGAGGGTCATATATGATATTCCTACTCATCGTAGGAAACATTTTTTGCATTACTTCAGATTTAGTTTTAGAATCTAGAGGATTCTTCTTCTTGTCCTGTGTATGTGTAGGGTAGATAAAGAAATCATCCTGACCAGCAATGTTCTTGACTGACAGTAGAAGTTTCTCATGTCCGATGGTTGGTGGGTTAAATCTACCCCATGCAAATACTACTCGTTTCATTTATCTCCTGATACCCAGTCTTTGGATACGTTAAAGTTTGCTACACTAAATGACAAACGATCCACTAACTTTACAGCATTGGTGCCACCACTGATGGCAACATAACCCTCAGGTGCTGTAACCTCATAACCATCTTCAGTCTTAAGATAAGTACCAATCTTCTCACCTTTTTCAAGTTTACGAATGAATACTAACTTCGCTTCTTGTAATAACTTATATAGTTGAACCGTACTGTTTAAAGAACTTTTATTCTTTTCAATAAACTCTAGACCATCAAACATCTTCTTGAGTTTGGTTGCTTTTGCCTTCGGAGTTTTTACTTTATCAACTGCCTTCTGACATTCAGTCTCAAAATATTTTGTGAACTCTTTGTAAAAAGCATCAGGTGAAGGAACCGTTCTACCCTGACGAACATAAGCATTAAAGAAGATCTTCAGTCGTGGTCCAATAGTCAACTGATCTTTAGCAACAATCTGCTCAGCAACCTCATCTAGAAATGCTCCTGCAGAGCGTACCATTGATGGTGCTTGAGTTCTCAATTGTCCTAGTTTAGTTTTCTCTCCCGTTGTGAGAAGTGTATCATTACCAAGTGTTCCTATCTCTGCACTTAGAACTAGAACATCTTCAGAAGATTTAAGTTGATTGACATTGAAACCAAACGAAGCATTCATAGTACTGACATCATTGCCAGTATATGTGGTATGAAATACTACACCAAGTTTTGCTTTCTTTGCTTTCTCATAAAGATCACTATCTTCTGGAATAGCATATGTAATAGTATTAGGTTGAAATGTAATACAATTCTTTCCGTCAATCACCTGTTGCTTTTTATCAGTGGTGAATAAAAGATCACCCTGTGCAACTCCTTTGATACCTAATGCTGGAAGATATTTAAGTGATGCTTTTAGTTTTTCAACCAACCCTGCAGCATGACCATGATTCCTATCAATATCAGAATCAGCGTAGTTAATCTTGGCGTCCTTATTGAAAACTGATTTAGTTCCTACAAAGAAGTTATCAGTACCAGGATAGATACCACAAAATATAGCAGGTGCTCCATCCCACTTTGTGGTAATCTTAAATGCATTAGACCCACCAGTGGTAAATGTTTTTGCCAGCAAATCTAAAAATTTAAATGCATCAGTAGCACCTTCCTTTCCATCAAGTAAAATGCTGTCCTCTAAATGTTCTAAGTGAGTGTTCTTGCTCATCCGATGTAGTCCTCCAGACCAGAACGTTTCTCAACATAATTACGGATTGCTTTAGGAACACCACCAGTTCCTTTCTCCATCTTAAACCGGAACTGGACTAACTCATACTTCTTATTATCATTTTCATTAGTACCAGAGACTCTAACTGTAGGTAAACCGCTAGCACCTGTAACATAATCAGAACTTAATTTAAGGTTAGCAGGAACGTCTGCATCAGGGAATCCTACCAAAGCAACTTTTAATTTTTTAAAATCATATCTGTGGAATGTATCACCTTTGATCTCAACCAGTGCAACGTTCTCTTCTTTATATGTTGCAAAATTATCTAATACCTCAACAAAATTTTCCAACCATACTTTATTATTAAACTTTTGCTGTAATTGACCATCAGCCCATGTGTAAACTCTCCTCATAGTTTCAGCAGCAACCTCCTCCGTGGTTCCTCTCATCTCAGCAGAGTCAGCATAGATCTGCTGAACAATACTAGATATAGATGGTTTGCTATCAAGGATCTTACCCCACAAATTATCCATTTTATCAAGAGTCCATCCACCAACTTGAGCAAACTGATCAACATCTTTCTTCAATGAGATTTGAGTCAATCGCAACTGTGTACCATTAACAGTACCGGGAATAGAAATGTTCTTAGAGTTATTGATGATAAGATTCACATCAACTTTTGTTCCTGTCTCATCACCAATACCATCAGCGATCACATCAATATAATCTTTCTTACCATTGCGATACATCATCAGTGCCGCAGTATTAATCTCCTGTGAATTTGCATACGAAATACATGCTGGCATTAATTCCTTCAATGCCACATACTCATCAGGATCACTGGTGAACAGCATATCCATATTTGCTGCTGTAAGGTTTACAACTACCTTAACATCATCAAACAAAAGTTTTCTCATCTTAGGATGAGGAGCATTAGGTGACTGGAATATCTTACCTGACGAAGTTCCAGATCTTGTAGGTTTAACTGCATTCAAAACCTTAACGAGATCTTGTTCTGTAATTCTTTTATTCTTATTTAAAAATCTTGCAGTAATAGCAAATGCCAGAATACCTTCCGCTACGTTTCCAAGGTTATACTTCTTTCTGGGACTTCCTACACTTACATTTACCTTAAGAATTGCACCTAATGAAATCTCACCACCACCAAGTTTAGGGAAAGAATATCCTCTACCCTTCTTAAATTGTTCCATACCAATTTGAGCATTGGCATCAAAACTATTAGCGTTCTTTAAAAACCCCCAACGCTTGTCACTCTTGTCTATAGTTACATGTCCATCCTTAGTAAGAAGTGCGACATCATTCCGAACTTTCTCAGCAAAAGTTTTCCAATAGTGAGTACCATTGGATGCTTTTTTGAATTCGGCAATACCCATTAAAAAACCCCCTTACGGGGGTATTTATTAGAGATCTCCTGCTACTCGGTTTTCCGAGCGTTCAATACTAAATGTTCCTTCGGGGTAACGAGAACTCAGTTTTTCAAAATTCATCTGAATGATTTCCTCAAGCGAAATGTTGAGACCAATGCAAGCTTGTGCAACATACCACATGATGTCTCCAAGCTCACGTTTCAGATGAAACAGGTTTTCATTGTTTACAGGTTTACCCTGGAAAACAATCTTCTTCACAATCTCAGTAAACTCACCTGCCTCAGCAGACATTCCCACAGCAGCAGTCAGCAGACGCTCAGTAGGAAAGTCTTCCTGGTTTAGTTTGATCAGACGATCAATAAATTCAGTAAACTCTTTGCTAGGTTCTGAGGTGGTTCCGTCTACAAACTCAACATACTTATTAAGATCAATAGTCATATTAATTAAATTTAAAATCAGTAAATTTTGCTGTGGGTGTTTGAGACTTTGCTATTTCTTCAAAGTCATATTGCTCTTGTCCCGAGTCAACGATGTCAACTTGGGCAGAGTCCTCTACATCATACAACCTCATCTTTGATCTGTCAATACCCACTACAAATCTTTTGAATAAGTTGATGTCGTTATATCGGTTCTTGAGTTGTTTAACCATGAGTTGGTTGATGCCCTCAAGTTCTTCTGTAGAGATAAGAGCAAACATAAGATCTGCAGTAGCAGGAAGTCCAAAAGACTCAGAGGTATCAGTAAGATCAACATCACTGCTACCATACCCAGAACGAGTAGTCTGAGTAGCCGAAACAATAGGGAGATCAAACTCACACGCAAGTCCCCTAAGTTCTTCTGCAATTGCTTTGACATAAGTATAAGAATTAACTAGTGCTCCTTTGTATCGTGATGATGCACAAATGTTGAGATAATCAATGAAGATGATGTCAGGTTTAAAACTCTTCTTCAATGATAAATCATTAAGCAGTGCTTGAAAGTGTCCACTGTGTGCAGATGCAGTAGGATACTCTTTAATGATTAACTTACCATTAGTCTTCTGTGCCAGTCTCTGAACCTTAGATTCAAATAGTTGTTCAGGTAGATCCTCAATATCTTTGATATTTACGTTGAGCAGATTTGCGTCAATGCGTTCAGCGATCTTCTCCTCTGCCATTTCCAATGTGATATAAAGGACGTTTTTACCTTGAAGGAGTGACGCAGCGGCCATGTGACACATAAACAAAGACTTACCCACACCAGTGCCAGCAAGTGCGACGTTAAGACTCTTGTTAACCAGACCACCCTTCGTAATCTTATTAAATAGGGAGAGGTCAAACGGGAGTTTGTTTTCATTTCTGTGATAATACTCGTAACGATGTTCATAGTCTTCTATGTAGTCGTGTCCGATATGATCATCAAATGAAACTGCAAGAGCTTCCTGTAGAATTGAGGGGATCGCATCTTCAGTTCTCTTCTCATCCTGACCATCAGCAATCTTAACACTATCTAATAGTGCCAAATAAACTGCACGTTGCTTACACCATTTCTCAGTGGAATCTAACAACCACTGAGAGTCAACTTCAGTATTGTCAATGTTCTGAATTTTAACCTGTAACTCTTTGTATGAATCTTCATTCAGATCTTTACGATTCTCTACCTCAATAGTAAGAACTTCTTTAGTTGGAGTCTGACCATAAGTCACGATAAAGTTGTTAATGATATCAAACAAAATCTTATCCGAATAATCGTTAAAGTATTCTGGTTTAATATAAGGAATTACCTTACGAACATAAGTGTCATCACCAACTAAGTTCTTGATAATAGTGCTTTCAATTGCTTCCATCAAGATCCATAGCAGAACTCTTTCTTGGCGCACTCATCAAGTGCTTGGAGGATTTCTGGGGTAAAATACTTCTCAGGTTCTTTGTAGATAACAGAAGGATATACGTTCCCATGCTCAGTCTTAACACGGTTGCCAACACGCTCAAAGACTCCGTGCTCCTGACCCAATTCCAATAGTCCGTAATACTTGTCAAGTCCACGTTCGTCAAAGAATAACCTCGTTTCCACAATAGAATTTTCTTTAGTAAAGCGAGACTTATGTGCCTTCACTTTAATGATGTTACCAACCTGTTCAGTACCATCCTTCTCCTTCTTTTTAGAGAGGAACAGAATGCTAGAAGCAGCATACTTAAGACCAGTGCCACCACCCATTTCCTTAGTAGGAACGTAAGCACCAACAACATCATAAGTATGATTGGTAACAATCAGGGGGATACCTGCCCGACCCAGTTTTAGCGACAAGATTCTAAAGATAGACTTGATCACCTGAGCACGAGTCATATCACGAGTCTCCTTACCGTCAGTGGCATCCTGCACTTCTTTAGTAGTGGACAGCATACCCAAAGAGTCTAACACAAAAAGCATTGGAGGACGATCCTCCTTTTTAAACTTCATGTACTCATCAACAATCTTGATTGCCTGAGTTCGGAACTCCTGAACTGTAGTTACAGGAACCAATCCAACATTTTTAGTACGAATTCCACGGACTTCCATCATGTCCTTAGAAATAGCAGACTCAGACTCAAAGTATGCAACCTCACCATCAGGATTTTGATCCAGAAAGTTTTTTACAATACTAAGAGCAAAGAAGGTTTTGCCTGTACTGGACTCTCCTGCGAGGGCAGTGACTTTGTTTTGTGGGAGACCACCAAAAATGCTCCCAGACACAAGAGCATTGAGGATATAAGAACCGGTGTCCACAAAAGTATTACAATCTCCTGCGGCGATGCCTTCATCAACGATTGATGCAAATTCATTATCCAACTCCTTGATAACGTTGTTAAGAAAACTCATAATTAAGAAAAGAAACTAGTTAGTGTGCCTGTACTCTCATGCTTCCAACCAATACAGTCTAGCACATTTTTGAGAGGATCCAAGAAAGACTTCTCAAACTGTTTGGTATAATCAACATACTTGTCAAGACCAAACTCTTTCGGAATAGTATTGAAGAATGAAATAATATTCTCGTTAATGGGGTTTGGTTTTTTCAAATAGATGAATTTTATTTTTTCTCCCTCTTGGATAAGAGGAAACTTATTAGTAATCCGATGCTGCTTGAGATAGTGATTATACAATAATGAACCTCGGACAGCAATAGGTGTACCCTTCTTATAAATCTCTGAGTAACTTTTATAAGTACCAAGATTATTGCAACCTCTAGGAAACGAAATATCTAGGTAACTTTGTTTGCGAGTATCAGATTTGATACCTGCAATATAATCAATCATGTCATCATTAGTTCCTTCAATCATGATCTTATATGCTTTAAGTAGTTTATCCTTAAAGTATGCTGGTGTAGATGAACGTTGCGTCTCCAGTCCCATGATCTTCATCTTAGGTTCCTTATAACGAACACCCTCACTATCCCATACATTAAGAATATATCTTTTCTTAGCAGTCCAGATGCCACGGTTAGCAATGTTCTCGCGTTTCATTACCATCTTCTGCTGATATGCATTCACATATTGTGCCAGTTCTTGGTAGCAACTTTCAATATAAGTTTCAAGTTCCACCTTACAGATCTTATCAAGGAAATTGACAACCTTTTTATCAGACGGCGTTCCTCCCTTGAATACATTCTTAACCAGATCACCCAGATCAAGATAAATGGAATCAGTATCCACAGCAATAACATAATCTTTATCACCTGATTTTAGAATTTTATTAAGATACTCATTCATCTTATTCTCAATCCAACGGATTGACAACTGTCCTGAAAGAGTAATTGCTTCAGCGTTCTCTAGTCGGAAGTACCTGAAGTATTCATTACCAATAGCACCATAAGCAGAGTTCAGTTGGATCTTACGTGCCATCTGAATGTTATTGTACTTAGCAATATCCTTAACAAGTTGAGGATCTTTAGTATTCTCATACTCTTGCTTAGCAGCAAGCATCTTCTTCTTGTAAATTGTGCGCTCCGTATAGATTTTCTGCATCAACTTAGGAAGGAAACCCTGCTTCTTTGTAGTAAACAAAGTTCCGTTAGGGCACATAGTAACGCCATCTAAGGTGCTTGTATCAATCTCACGGTTTAGTAGTTTGTCTACATTAATACCGCTCACACGGTCATCCAGAAGGGTCTCAGGAGAGATATTATACTGCATGATAAGGTGTGGATACAGTGAGTTAAGGTCAAAGTTAACTACCCAATCATAAATGCCAGGTTTAGGTTCTTTCACATAAGCACCAGCATACTGCTGATCCTTTGTACTCTCAGTCTTAGGAGGAATAATAATATTTTCCTGAGTGAGAGCATCATAGATGATACTATCCCACATACGAACCTGATAGAATACATCCTCAAAGTTTACCTTGGCATCGTATGCCATGGTAACAGCGAGTTCAATCAGTTTCATCTTATCTTCCAGCATGTCTACAAGTTCAACGTCATGGATGTTGTACTCAATAAACTTCTGCCAATCACTACGATAGAAGTCCTGAAAGTTCTCGAACTCAGAGTGATCGAGTTTCTTCTGTCCTAGTTCCACAAAAGCAATGTGATCTAAACGATAAGATTCTTGGTTGGTGTAAGTAAATTTCTGATAGAGATCATAATAGTCAAGGGTAGCAACACCGATGATATCGTAATAGATCTTCTCCTGACCCTTTACAAACAACTTACGTTCACGAACAGAGTTCCATGGTGACATAGATCTCATATGCTTAATACTCAGCATACGATCAATGCGACGGCAGATGAATGGCATATCAAAGAACTTGACATTCCACCCAGTGATTACATCAGGAGTTTTCTGCACCCAATACTCTAGGAACTTAAGAAGAAGTTCACGTTCATTCTGACAATAAACATAATGAACGTCATCACGGGAGTTTCTAAACTCACCACAACCCCAAGTAATGATCTTCTTACTAGTAAAATCTTTTACAGTAATACAAAGGATTTCTTCTCGTGCTTCCTCAACACTAGGAAATCCATTCTCAGATGTAGTCTCAATATCAAGAGACATGATATTGAGTTGACTAAAATCATAGTCAACTTCTTTAGGATACTTGCTCAGAATATACTGATACAAATATTTGGTATTGCCGTAGATAGTAAAGTTATCTACTGCCTCATAAGTATTAACAAACTCTTTAGCATCTTTAATGCCACCGAAGTGAACGGGTTCTACACAGTTGCCCTCAAGAGTTTTATATTTGGTTTGATTTTTTGATGTGACATAAAGAGTTGGAGAGAAGTCTTCACGACGCTCAACCCTCTCACCTCCACTAAAACCACGATACAAAACTGTATCATTGATGATAGCAACATTAGTATAGAAATCCATCAAGCAGTAGCATCACGATATAATTGTAGCAGACTATCCATAGGTTCAGTGATAGTAATAATATCAGTAGACCTAATAGGAATCTGCTTTTGATATGAATATGGGACAAAATTTACTAAAGTAAAGTCTGGAACAAATCCAGTCACTACCTTAGGGTTGATGAGAATACAATCAGTATCCTCATCAGGACGTTCTTCAATCTCCGATATCAGGTATTGACCCGTTTTCAATAATACAATCTTCACTGTCATCACGAACTCCTACGTTTTGAATGTAACTTTCTTTGATATTATCTTGGGGGTCACAAATAGTAACTACCCAATCTTGTTTAATGAAATACTCCTCTGATTTAGAAGTAGCGAGCCATGGAACGAAACTCAAAACACTATCAGATGGTTCATTAGCACCCTCAGTGAGGACGCTTTGCTGCACTACTGTAACACGGACAGGTTTGATTAGTACCGTGCTAATAGATTCCTGAGTATCGCGATCAATGATCTCCCTAATATCAGCGACAAGTTCTTCTCCAGATTTGAGGAGAACTAATTGAATGGACATAAACTCCTAGAATTCAACCCTCATCATAGCATGAGCTCATCCGATTGACAAGCTGGAAACCTTAAGATTTCTTAGATGTGCTGACATTTTATCAAGATACCCACGGTTGCGTAGTTCC